CCTGCTTTAGAAAGTACTCTTAAAGAGACCACTGAGAGATTCGAGGCAGCACAGGAAGAAGTCTTCAATAAGACCTTCAATACCCTGTTCCCAGATGGTCCTCCTGCTGCCGGACAAGCTACTGCAGAGGCGATGGTAGACAATCCTTACGCTGCACTACAGACCCTGCTTAAAAGCTCGGAGGGCATGCCCCAAATAAGATCTTTGCTTAACACAGGGGACCCCGTCATCATAAATGGCGTTAGGTCAGCGTATGCGCGTACCTTAAGAGATTATTTAAAGACCTCTGTGACAACTCTGTCTGGACAACAGCAGCTTTCGGCGAAGGCTACGAGTGACCTAGTCACTACTCGTCCCCAACTCATCGAGAATGGCAAAGAGATTTTTGGAGAACAGGAAGAGGTCGTAGCGGTAGTCGAACGTTTGCTGCAGTTATCTGATATTGCTCAAGGTACACGCCGGGCGGGTTCAGGTAACTTTGCAGGCTCCCAGACTAACATCCTCAAAGAGTATGGGGATTACGTTGATAACATGATCATGGTTTTGATCGGTCCTCTCCAGAGAATGGGAGCTAGGGCTAGGGTTGTTTCTCGTAAGGCAAGCTCACTGATCGACGCAGATTTTATTCCTCGCACGATAGATGCCGCTATTGCCAATCCAGATGAACTGACCCGATTGATGCGTCTCGCTATTGGTACGGCCCCGGATGAAAGGGTGGTAATAAAGGGCATCCCGATGCCTACACTGGAAGAACGCCGTGCCTTTTATCGTTGGGCGGCGAAGTCCTATCTGTATAGCGGGGACGAGGAAACGTTCTTGGCAGAGTACGAGGCTGCTCTGCAAGAAAATCTTATCGATGCTGAAGATGCTCAGATGCAAGAACTGGGGTTACGCTAAAGCCGTATGCTCCAAGTCTTCCACATTTTCATACTGATCGTCGCCGTGGATGGCGAGATCGTATCGGAAGACATGTCGTTCTACAGCATCGACAGATGTCGTTATTTTGCTGGGAGGCTGAATAGTCAGCGCCTTTCTCCCAGCCTTGGGCCGAACGTCACGGCGTATTGTGTACCTCAGTTGCACAATCCCGAGGAGGACCCAGTCAGAAAGATCTACACGTAGGAGTTGCCAGTGGACCCGGCATCAATAATTGCGACAGTTAACGCTGGCCTTGCTGCTGCAGGTACAGTCAAAAAGATTCTCCATGAAGGCCATGACATTGCACTGGCTGCCGGCCGTATGTCGAAGTTCTTCGATGCGAAGGACAAGCTCATGGAGGCGAGTCAACATGCAAGCAATCCCAGCCTACTGGCCAAGACGTTTGGCTCTGATTCAATCAAGGGGCAGGCCTTAGCCATCACTCTCCAGAAAAAGAAACTGGATGAGGCCGAGGCCGAGCTTCGGGAGCTTTTCTTGTATACCGGGAACATGCCTTGGTACGAAGACTATCAAGAAGAGATCAAACGACTTCGCCGGGCAAGAGTAATCGAAGCGAGGCGTAGGGCAGAGAACCGAGCAGCAATGGTCGATGCTCTGACAATTTGTGCAATTGTAACTATCGGTATTTCCGCACTCATTGCAGGCGGTGTTTTTTATAACGAAGTGGTGAATTAAAATGGTTAAAGCAATTGGAAGAATAGTTCGAGAGCAGGTTCAAACGATGACTGAATCACAGGCAGGTGCTGTTGCGGTTGCCTTGATTGGTGTGATCATTTTAGTTGGATTAATATTCTAAGGAGATTTGTTATGTGGACTAAGCCTACCTACGAAACAGTGCGTCTTGGTTTTGAAGTAACGATGTATTTTAAAAGCCGCTAGAGATTAAACCCCAACTGCCCCTACAAAGGGGGCAGCATTGGGTTCACGATCTGTGACCGGAGTATCGAGTAGATTTCCCTAAAGCCTTGGCCGTGAGACTTCCGGTAGTGCTTCTTGAGCCAGCGGCACGTTGGTCCCTTGGAGTGCTGCACGTGATGAGACACTTCATGAGCCACGGTTATCCAGAGCGCCTGCTCTGCCGTCTCAACCCTCCTGCCCCCAATCACTGGACACTTATCGAACGCATCGTATTCCTTCTGAAATCGAGGCAGTGCCCTGTGCTGCCAATAGTTGAGGTTGATCTGGATAACGTGACTGCCGGCGTATGTCGCCCCGTTCCTGTTCTTATGCACTACGCGAGTGACCCGGAGAGCGCGCTCCACATCGGCCTTGTCGATGCCTAGCTCGTAGTCCTTCTTCTTAAGATGGTTCATGCACTTTCGGACCATCCGCTTAACCTGCTTCTCTTGCTGCTTAGTTACTGTCATTGCTAGTTCTCCTGTATTAACCGTGTTTAGCCTTTCTCTTGCGTTCCCAGCGTGCGTCCACTGAGTAGCATCTGTCGAAGCTCTCAGGGTCGAACTCCTTCACTAGGTTGGGCAGGTACCTCTTTGTCTTGATCGCGCCCTCGGCACTCAGTGAGACGATGTGAAGCCACTTGCGTCCCTTGAGCTTCAGGTAGCCCGGTCTCCAACCAGAGTTGTAGTAGAAGACTGGAGGCCAGTTCTGCTCCAGTGCCTTGCGTCTAATCTTCAGTACGTCTTTTTGTAGTTTGTCCATTGGGACCTCCTGCTCAAATGTCACGGACATTATATCAAACGGGTTTTTGGGATTTTGACGAAACCCCCGAAAACAGGGGTAAAACCCGGCTGGAGGCCGCATAAACTCTAGAGGCAAAAAAAGCTTGACACCTATATTTATAGGCTTAAACGACGCGAAAAAGACGATTTATCAGGCTGGAGCCCGCATAAACACTGGGGCAAAAAAAATTTTAACGGCTATTCTTGCAAATAGTCGAGGTAGATCTCAGATCGCTCAGGTCTCTTGCTTTGAGCCCGCTTGAGGTGCCGGATTGAGATCACCATCCCGGTGGGCACGTACATGGTCCCTTGGCACACGGCCTCGCCCTTATATTCTATGACATCACTGCACAGGCTGTAGCCCAAGTCGTCAGAGTTCATGAGGTATCCAACCGTGGTGCGATAGACAGGAGTAAGACGGGAGAAGTCCTGAGGAGAGAGTTCTTCAGTATCGGCCCAAGCGTCGCCCCAAGTAATTTCAACCAAGGGATAGTCGGGGGTCAGGGCCTTTTGGAGAGGCTTCTTTTTCATACATCTCCGAAGAAAGAATGTCCCCACCGTTTGACCCGCTGGTTAGACGGCGATGGGGACGCACCCACTAGCAATGAGTTCTGCGATTCTAATCCTCTTTGGACAGGACATCAATCCCCTGCCACTTATTTAAAGGAGGCATGCCAGTCTCCTGTTTGTCAGAGGACTTGAGGGTGATATTGATATCGAAGGCTATGGACAGCCGGGGAGATTGCGTATTCTTGCTCTCAGAGACCCTGTGAAGCGTTTTAGAGGGGAATAGGAGGAGTTGGTCCGCTGACATCTTAATCGGCACCTCCGTGGCTCTCATGGGACTCCAGTTCCTCAGGACACCTCTCTCAAGATGCTCCGGGGTCGAATACAGCCCGGGTATGAACTCGCTCTGGACGTCGTAAAAGAAGAAGGTGAAGTCCCCGGAGTGATCCGGGACGTCCAGATAATACACGCCGCTGATATTACTTTGCATATGGCGGTGAATCTGAATGTCCTGCCCTACGGTCTGGTAGGCCGGCCAGCACCGGGTGATGTACGCTTGAAACTTATTGGCGTTCAGGCCCATGGCTTCAAAATACTCGCCCAGCGCAAAGGGCAGACGATGCAGCAAAGGCTTCATCTCAGGGACCTCGTGAAAGTCCCCGGAAGCATTGATATCACCCAGCCAAGCAGTCTGGCCGAAGGAGTCGAAGTTCTCGGACTCCTTATCAACCAAGGCATCAACCACTCCGGTAAGGCTCTGTCGGCACTCTTTCGAGAGACCCAGAGGAACCTTGTAGAAGTACAGCGGGTTGAGACCTAGCAACTCCCCTTTCATTTCTTAACTTTCGGGGCGGTCAGCCACTTAGGATCACTGGAATAGCTAAAATAGCTAATCCTAAACTTATTAGGGGCTATGGAAAGCGTATACGGATCTGCAGTTTCTCCGAGAGGAATCTCAGTAATAGTGCCGCCCTTTTTAAGATAGGCGGCCGTATCAACATTGATCTTTTTCCGGATCTCTTCTTTGTTTTTCATCTTAGAAAGCACGGGACACCTCAGTTGGATATATCGACTATCTCACAGGAAGTACCGGTACAGGCCAGAGTCTGGGAGCTTACCGTATTGTCTTCCTGCTCGTACGCAGCCAAGGCTGTCCAGTCGATCTTCTTAGGCATAGCCTTCTGAGCCTCTTCGTACTCTTCCTGAGAGCAGTCCTGATACGGGGCCTGAGGATACACATGGTCGAAGAAAGGCAGGAAGCTAATGCCACTGATAGCATCAAAGTTCTCATACACCCATGCTCCTACCGCCAGCCATTCATTCTGCTTGACCGAGATAGTCACGGAGGGTTTGTGATGGCACCAGTGTTCTTGATACGCCAGCCATAGCTCTAGCTGCTCAACCGCGGACAAGTCCATTCTGCAGATAGCTCCCGTAGGCGCCTTCTTAGGAAAGCTGAACACGGTAGTGCTGCTCTGGTTGAACTGGTCATCCTCTGCCGGGATTCCCTGATCGATCATGAACTGGGTCAGAGGGTCCTTCTTGTCTCCCCGGACAGTCCGTATGTAATGAGGATTGTGCCGGGTATGGATACCAGAGGCACTGTCTACAAGCTGAGATACCGTCCCGGAAGGCTTGACGCAAGTCATGGCCTTGGAGGTTTCTATACCGATTGCCTCGGCAAACTCCTTATTCACATCCTCACAGACCGTACGCATCTCGTTCAGCCACTTGGGCGCATTCTTGACGCTGGACAGAGAGCCGTGGTCCATGATGCCAGTCAGGCTGACACCGAGCAGGCGCTCTTCCTCTGTATTGCGCTGCCATACCTTACGCAGGTACGGGAAGTGCGTCAGAGTGCTTTGTAGCGTGCCCAGTATCGTGGCCATCTTAACTTTGTGCTTCAGGGTCTCTAGGCTGTCCCCTGCCCGCACAATGACCTCAGACAGGTTACAGAACTGGCCCCCAGTGCCAGTGACCGGGTGTCCCTTGTCGTCTAGGCGAGGACCGCGCAGGATGATCTCACTGCACGGGTTCGTGCCCCACATGTAATTGGGGTTGCGCATGCCATACTTGCTAACTTGCTTGGTAGAGGCTTGGCGGTTGAAGATGCCGCGCTCACCAGACTTGGATTCGATCAGAGAAAGCCACTCACGGATAAACGTCTCCATGTCGGGCTTATCGTTATAGCAGGCGGAGTTATTAGCTAGGGCGCGCTGGGGGTCTTCATCAAACCAACGGCCAGACTTACAGTGGCGCATACGGTCATCACCAAGGTCACTCAGAGAGATCATCGCACTTCGACGAACCCCTCCGACTACAATGACCCTCGCGATATAAGTCATGATGTCATGGCACTCTAGGCAAGTCAGCTTACGGCCCTGCGCATTGCTGAATACCTTGACCACGAAGTTAAATAGCTCAACCAGAGGCTCTGGTCCTGATGCCCGGCCCCCAAAAGTCTTAAGTCGTTCCCCGGCGGGTCGGACACGGGAGACATCCCATCGTGGGGACTCTCCGCTCCATAGTAACGCCAGAAGCTGCCTGAGGGCCTTGGCCCAGCCTTCCTTTGAGTCCCGTACGTGAATGACAGTCTCTGAAGGGAAGATGCGATCCGGGACGTCTGGCAGGTTCTTGATATGGACTTCTTCCACGCTGAAGCCTACTCCAGTGCCGCAGAGCAAGATGAACATGGCCTCATCAAAAGCCTTGGGGTCATCTACGGCCAGATAGGCACAGTTGTATCCTGCAGTATTGTCACGCTCCAAGGCAGGCCCGGCAGTCATAAGTGCGCGCATAGAAGGAACTACATCGAGATTAAGGACTGCTTCGCGCAGTTCCTGCTCGGTCTTCTTGTCGATTGTATAGCCGTGTTTTTCTTTTACGGACGAAAGCATGAAGTCGAAATAACGGTCTACGGTCTCTGGCCAGTCTTCCCGGCGCTCCCCGTTCCAGCGAGCATAGCGGCTCTTATAAATGAACTCTTCGTAGTCCGACACAAATGGTTGGGTTTTCATCGATTGTCTCCACTCCCGCCTAGCACGCCTCTCTCTTTTCGAGAGTCCAGTTTGTCCCGGTTGCCGCGGGCGATATCATCCAGCTTGAGATCAAGATCTGTAGCCAAAGCCGACAGGTACCAAAGGCAGTCTCCCAGTTCCTTCGCTAGAGAATCCCGGACTTCTGCAGTGCAGTGACCACCATCATCCCGGAATACTTTTTTAACTTTGTTGCAGACTTCGCCAGCTTCTCCGGCAAACCCAAGGGCTGGATACATTAACGCCCAGCGCGGGTCGTAAATAGCAGTCTCAGAACTCAATTCCTGAAACTCATCAAATGTCATTTGCGTCATTAAAGATGCTCTCCTCGTCCATACATTTCGATTAAATCTTCGATAAAAAATTTCATCTTATTCAGGTCGTAGAGCGCATCTACTCCCTGCTTTTCGCCCAGCCTGTAACAGGCCTTAAAAATATCTCCACGGGACTTGCTCATGCCCTTGTGGCTTATCAAATGTCTTAGCTCCGTAGCGTGTGCAGGGAGTTCATAATATTCCGTAGACCCGCCATCGCTGGCTGTTTTATTTCTATCCCGAATGCGAACACCGCTACTCGGAGGATTGTCTACGTCTTCAAATGGGGGAAAGTGCGCAGTAGCCATATCAATGTACCGTATCGTCGTCGTCCGGTTCAGTTTTTTCAAACACGGGGAACTGGAAGACGTTGTCTGTATAATGGGTTTCGTCGTCTTTTCGTGCAAACTCCTCGAAATCGTCCTGACGTCGAAGCGCGGCACCGTAGCTCAACAATTCATCTGGAAGAGCGGAAACAGCAAAGTATACTCCGTACAGCAGGTTTCTCATCCAGTCCTTAAATTCTTCATCTGCGTCGTTGAAGAAATCTTCTGAAGCCCCGAAGTAAAGTTCACCTTCTTCGTGGCTACCAACCTCAATATAAAAGCCATTTATCGGCAGTTTCTTATCGTCCTTGTCGCTCATTATTTTTCACCAAACAGCTTTATAAGTTTCAGGGATTTTGTGTTCTTCTTCTCTTTCAACCAATCGGCCGGGATCAGCGTGTCGGCATACAGAAAGCCTTGTTTTTCACACCACGTGGCATAGGTTGTTTTGGACCCTTTGCGCAGCTTTCCATTGCTGCGACTGAAGACAAAACGAAGATCAAGGTCAGGGTATTGTTCCTTGATAAGAATATGTTTTTTACGGTCTGCTAGTAGAAATCGACCCTTGGTCTCAATCACTATCCCATTAGGCAGGACGTAATCCGGGGTATAGTGGTGGTCGCTTTCCGGAATGACGTACGGGATTTTAAAAGGCTCATACTGTACGTCCTTTCCAGCCCTACGGATTTGATCCGCTACATCCTTCTCTATTCCGGACTTGTAGCCAGCCCTGAGGGCTCTCCAACGGGTACTACGCTTTGTCACGGGGACTCCTCGTTTTCTTCTGGTTCTCAAGCCTCTGCAGGGCACAGGAAGGACAGAAATGAAAACTCTTATCGATGATGACAGCGGGCTTAGATTTACACATTGAACACAGGATCTTATTCGACATACTTCGAGTACCAGTAATGTCTCGGGCTGGCTGCTTTAGAGCCTCCCTGAGGTCGGTACACTGCGTCGGGCCAACAAGAGGCGCGGAAGTTGCAGAACGTGCAAGTAGTATGCAGACGCTTATTCCCTGTGGGATTTCCACGGAAAAGCTCGGTCGTCGGCTCAAAGCAGCGAGTTTGAGGACGGTCCGACGCAATGGTCTTAACATTCTCTTGAATAAAGGTCTCAAGCTGCTCTAGCTGAGTTGGGCTAGGATCAGCCTCTACAATGTTGAGTTCGCCCGTAGATTTATTAACTACGATCCAGCCACCCTGCGGCTTGCCAGTCCCGGTCGCATACCCCCACAACTGAGCCGCGTAACCAAAGGCGTCATCTCTGGCGATACCACTCCAGCCCTCGGACCATTTATGAGTAAACGCCCACGGACTACTGCTCTTGGTGTCGTAAACACGACCCTCGATCTCGATATCATTCTCACCCCGGACGGTCTGTCCATGGATCTCTAGCTCGGCTTGCTCCTTGCCTCCGGTAATTTCTAGACCGGCCACACGGAGCAGAACTTCCATGATGCACTCCACCGCATCGCCTAGCATCATTCGGACGATATGGTTGTAAGGCATAGGTTCTTTTTCTTCTCCCGCCTTCTCTCTTTGAAGCTGGCAGACTGGGCGTCCTAGATTAGACATCCGGATACGGAAGCCTTTCTCTGGCGGGGAGAGTTGTTTACGGAGCGCGGCTTTAAACATTTCGCCGGCATCTTCAATCCACTGATCGTCGTAAGGCAGGGTTTCCCCGTTACTTAGTTTGGTCAATTGGACTTTTAATTTGCCTAAATATATTTCTGATAAATTCACTAGCACCTCAAAAAAAGGAAGGGGCCTAGTCTCTCAAGGAAAGGAGTGAAGTCCTAACTAGGCCCCTTCAAAAACAGGAGGATCACATCAGCCTAAACCCACATGAAAAGACTGATCTCTCCTGCAAGGGAGAAATGACTCACTCGTCCTCTAGTTCGAGAGCAAGGGCGTCGATGGCATCGTCTGTAGACTGCTCTTCCCGCAGAGACTTCTGGTGGGAAGCTTCGATCATGTCATTCTCGTTCTTAACCATCCCGGCCATTACAACCATGGTTTCGTACGTGGCATCATCGAGGACCAACTTCTTTTTAAAGTCAGTCGCGAAGTGCATGACATAGTAGATTACGGAACCGTTCTGGTTTTCCTCTGCAGTTACTTCGATTGGATAATCGTACAGAGAAGCCCCTTTCGGCAGAGACTTAACAACCTCATCCTCAAACGGATTAAAGTTGCTGCCTTTTAACATCAGAATTGCAGGCTGGTTTTCAATAGTCTGCTTCTTGCCGTCCGCAGTCTCGCCCTCATAAGAGACGATTACACGAAGCTGACGGAAGCAGGTAATGTCGCTGTACTTCTTTTGTTCTTCTTTAGAAGCCTCTCGAAGCACGCGGCTAGTAGGTTTACCGCATCGCAATCCACCCTTCATGTCCCGCGCTTCATGGCGAAAGTTGGGAATCATGAGCGTCTTATTCACTACCTTGTTTTCCTCGGGGTCGTAGTGCAACCACTGGAAAAGCTGAGACAGGACACGTATTGTGACCTTCTCTGCATAGACGGCCTCTACGCCGTCACCTTGAAGTGTGAATTGACCCTCAGGGATCTTACGTCCCTGCTCATCTTTCCGCATGCTGTTTACTTTAAGCTTGGGGAGTCGAGATTGGGTAGGAGCCGGGGCCTCTTTTGCGCCTAGTAATACTGCAACGTCATTGGCTTGTTCGGCTGAAACGGTAGGTAAAGTAGTAGTCATATAAATGTCCTCAAAAGGTAGTACGTAACAAAATAAAATTAACCTAACTAGTGGCTTTATGCAACACTAATTGGTGTCGTTTCCATCCAGTTTTTACCTATGTCGGCTTCTGTCGTCAGAGGTAAAACAGGGTGGTATCCAAAACGCAGGATTAGGTCTTCTTCGACTCTCTCCATTGCCCAGACCAACGCCTTTACTACGGCGTCTTCCTCACCGGGATAGACGTCACAGACGATTGAATCGTGGACGGTTAGAACTAAGAGAGACTTCAGGCCCTGCGCCTTGAATTCTTTGTATGCCCGGACGCAACTCAGCGGGACAATATCCGCTGTAGCAAACGACTGGACTGGATAATTAACAACTGCCGTAGCATTCGTTATGCGTCCATTCCGGAGTCTCCGAGCATTTGGGAAGTAGAACTGGCGCCCTGACGGCGTCTGGACTATCCCGGTCCTAAGGACCTCATCCATCAGTTCTTTGTGCCATACGGCCAGTCCCTGATAGATATTAAAATATTCATTAAAGTATTTCTGAACGTGGGCGGGCTCATTGGCTCCCATGCCACCGTACAACGGGGCGAAGGTATATGCCTTGGCGGCCTGCCTCATATCCTT